AAAACACATGACACTTAAACTAATTCACCATTACTTTAAACATTTTAAAGAGGACAAATTCGTAAACTTGACTTTAAAGGGTAACGAGGTATTTGCTATTAATAAAATAACAAACTGCAAACAAATCTTTGTTAATTCAGAAGAAAGCATTAAGATTACAGATAAGAAAGACTTAGATAAGGTAAAAAAATATATTTATGGCAAATAGTATTGAATTTAAAAAAAAACACAAAGCTAAAACAAAAGATATGTTAATATTTGACTCATTAATATTTAAAAAAAGAGATGATTATGATAGCGTGGAAGAGGCTTATCATATGTTAAGACATGATTACATGAAACATTCTCAAGTTTTTTTACCGGCTAACTACGCTTGTTTTAGGACAAATATATCTGTTGGTGCAAAAAAAATATTATCTAGAAGCATGAAATTTAAACACATTCCAAATGCTTGACTCATTTTTAGAGAATATTGATCATCTGCATGATTTAGTTGTTATTAAGACAAATATATCTAAGGAAGTGAAGAAGGATGTTATAATGCGTATTCGGACAATGAAAAAAAACATTGTAGAATACGTTGAATCGAATTCATTAGCAGAGGTAGATGGAGTTAACGATGATAAGTCTGACTTTTGGGATTGGATAAACAAAGGTAATAATGCTCAGACAACTTTTATTGATAAATATGACAGAATATTTAAATGGAAGAAGGGTTGGGTTCATTCGTGGACAGGGTATTCAAACGAGGGTAAATCATCTTGGTTGTATTTCATGATACTTATAAAACTTTTGCGAGATCCGGAAGCCAAGGTTGCCGTTTTTTCTCCCGAAAATTATCCTCGACATAAGTTTGTGAAGGATTGGGTAAAGACAATGTTAGGTAGTGATCCAAAATACTCTACTAGACTAAAATGTGAGAAAATGATAGAGCAATTTAATGACAGATTGTTTTACGTTTACCCCTCAAATCACGATATTGAAAGCATTGAGGCTCAATTTAAAAATCTAATAAAGCTACATAAGGTGAATATTACGGTTATTGATCCATTCTTAAAGGTTAGTAAGCCTAGTACAGTAAATGATTTGCAGTATTTAACGTCATTTATTAAAAAACAGGAGGTATTCTCTAAGAGTTATAATGTCAGCCATCACATAGTATATCATCAAACAACTCCTACTATCGATGAAACCGGCAACTACCCCGAACCCGATATGTATAAGCAAAAAGGGGGTGGTAACATAGCTGATGGATCAGATACAGTTAGTTCTGTGTGGCGCCCTTATCAGAAAACTGATGAAGAAGATAGAACTGTTATTGTTAAAACACAAAAGGTTAAGGATTTTGATGTATTTAAGAAGGGATATCTTAGGCTTCAGTATAATCTAAGCAAGAATAGGTATTTCTTAGATGGAATTGATATCTTTGACGAAGCAATGAAGAATAGTAAATTTAAAGAAGAACTATTTTAAAATGAAAACAATATTATCAATAATAGCGTTATTTAGTGCTATAGTAGCACCAAACGCAACAATAGAGAACATTCCTTACGAAACTTATTACTCTATAGACTATCAAGATGTATCAATTGATACATTGCTACAGAGCATAATACTTGTTGAATCCAATGGGGATTCTTCAGCAGTAGGAGATAAGCATATGAAAACCCCTAGTATTGGGTTACTCCAAATTCGTGAGGTTATGGTAGATGAAATTAATAGAATTTTAATAAAACGTGGTGAAAAGCTGCGGTACCTTTACAGGGATAGGTGGAGTGCGACTAAGTCAATAGAGATGTATTATATATGGAAAGATTTTCATCATGAAGACTCTAATCCGGAAGTTATTGCAAGGAATTGGAATGGAGGTACTTACGGTTATAGAAATCAATCTACAATAAATTATTGGGCAAAAGTTAAAACTAAATTAACGACTTATGAAAAATCCATTTGAAAGAAATGTAGAAATGTTAGAAGATTTATTATCATTTTATAATTGTGATCCAAAAATAATGAACGGGATGAGCAAGGAAGAAGCTATGATAACTCTTATTAATTGCATGATAAACTACAATGAAGAACTATCTTGTACTCTCATTGAGGATCAGATAGATGATATTTTAAGAAATGATTAAAATTCCAATTTACAAACCAAAAATAACATCAGTTAAATGCGATTGCAAACATATTCCAAGGATAATTACGAAGGGAATCAGGATAAAGGCTGATTCAGAGAATTATAATCAGAGTAAAATTGCTCATGCTTACATACACCTTAATGGTGAAATTGAATTTGTATTAAATGATGAGATGAAATCTGAAGATGATGATGATAATTTAATAATTAAGATGCTTGTAAGGCATGATTACGACATGGATAAGTCAGATAGTCTTCGAAGTATTGTTTTTACTACAGATTGGCTTTTAGCATCTCAGTTAGATGCTTTAGCTTGGCTTTGTAGGAAGTGGTTCTCTCAGTATAACACTAAGAAAATAATTAACGAATGTGGTGAAATATTTCCCATGATATTATTAACAAAATACATACAAAATGACGGATTTACAAGATACGTTTCATGATGATTTAGATTTTGGGCATAAGGGAGAGGAGGTTGTATTGCAATACATTAGGACAAAATATGAATGTGCAGTTCATATTCCTAAAAAATTCTCTGACTATGATATTTGGATTCCCGAAATAAGAAAAAGTATTGAGGTTAAATACGATATTAGAAGCAATGATACGGGTAACTTCTTCATTGAATTATACATGAATGGGAAACCATCCGGATTGCTTTCTAGTAAGTCTGATTGGTGGGTTTTCTATGATGGTAATAGGTTTTATTGGATTGAATTAGAAAAACTAAAACAACTAGTAATACTTTCATCTAGTAATTGGATTGAAGTGCAACCAAAGGGTGATAAGCTACCCAAGAAGGCATTCATAATCAAAAAGTCATTAATGGATCAGCATTCATTTAAAAATTTATTTTGAATTTTGGTAAAACAGAACTTCACAATATATTTAGGGCATTTCTTGCCTTATTATCATTTCTTGTAACAGTTTCATCTATTATTATTTTAATAAAATATGCGATTCTTAGTAATTATTAAATCTCAAGCAAGTGGTGTTAGCTACCATAGATTGATAAAGCCATTTGAAAAGCTAAAGGAAAGAGGTTATTCAGTTGATCTTGTGAATAAATATCAAGAATCAGATATTAATCCGGATAAGTATGATTATCTAGTATTTAATAGGGGTTTAGGTTATGATTATGATGATTTGGAAATCATTAATAAATTTAAGGATAAAGGAATTAAAATAATAATGGACATCGATGATTATTGGGTTCTTCCCGATTACCATCCTATTGTTTGGAGGGGTGATGTTGATTATGATATGTGGAAAGGAAGTATTTTAGCTAATTTATCAATGGCTGATTATATTTGGACATCTACGGAATCACTTAAATCAAAGGTACAGGACATGGTACCAAATACTCCAATAGTAATAGCTAGGAATGCTATAGACTACGATAATGAAGCGCAATGGAGTGATGTTAGGGGTAAGTCTAGAAATAAAAATAAGGTTGTTATTGGTTATGCCGGTAGTACAACTCATTATAAGGATTTAGATGCTTTGCAAACACCAATAAGAAGAATAAATAGTAATAGATTTTTAAGAAAGAATGTTATATTTAATTTATTCGGAGTTGATAATAAGACAGACGTTGGTAAAAAGGTTTGGAGACATCAAACTGATATCGTTACTGTTAAAGGTAGATTTAATAATGTTCATTTAGATGGTGGTAAGAATGTTAGGGAATACGCTTATTTTTATAATGAGATGGATATATCAATAGCATCCTTAATTGATAATGAGTTCAACAGATGCAAGAGTGAATTAAAGATAATTGAAGCCGGAGCAAAATACAAACCATTTATTGGATCCGACATGATAACATACAACAGGGCAGACGCTAATATTGATTTATGTGGTACTTCAAATGATTGGGTTGATTCCATGAAGGAGTTGATTATGGATAAACATCTAAGAGCAGAATTAGGTAAGGAATTGGGTGAATACGTTAGGGATGAATATATAATTGATAAAGAAAATCAAGCTAGACTAAGTATATTATGAATTTAGGTGAATATTCAGAATCCCTTTTCGCTACACGTTGCCTAGAAATGGGATACGTTGTTTCTAAGCCATTCTCTCATTATAGTAGATATGATTTAATAATTGATATTAATAGTTCATTACATAGAGTCCAAGTTAAGTCTACGGATTACTTAAGGAAGGACAACCAATGTCATGTAAAAATTGATTACACTAAAGAAGAGATAGATTGGTTTGCCGTTTTTTTTAAAAGGTTTGATTTTTGGTACATTGTTCCTGTTGAGGCGGTTCAAGAAATTAAACAACTAAGTACAACAATTGATCTTAATGTTAGGTATAAAATATTTAAGGATAATTTTGGATTTTTAAGACACGGTGCTTAAATTTGATTATTATTAATCAAAATAAATATAGATATGGATAAAGATGTATTAAAAGGATTGTTCGAAGCTATTAACCCTAATCCAAAGCCTAGTACTAAATGATTTGTGTTAACTGTAATAAGCCATTTCAGAAAAAAGAAAACGAAGGAGTAATCGGTAGACTAAGGAAATACTGTAGCGTGAAGTGTAGAAGCCAAAACTACAATAGGGTTTACCGTGAACGAAATAAAAACAGTACAGTTTTACCTTCATCTAGGAATATTAGTAAAATAATTAATGGTGATTTTAGTAAGGGCATTACTGTAGATAATGATTGGTTTTTCTCTACTAAACTAGAGGATTGGTGTTCATCTAGAGAGTCTAAGTCTAGAGCAAAATATAAAAAAATCAAACAACAAAAATTAAAAGAAGAAGCTGAAAATGAAAAAAATGAAGAGTAATTTGTATGATATGCTATTTCATAATGCATTATCAAAAAAGAGTAAGGCAATTCTTACATTGGATCTAATGACTAATAATCCTGTAGGGATAGGTGATCATTCAACGGATGATTTTTATAGAAACGCAATAGAGGCTATTGAAAACTTAGCTGAAGCAGATGATGAGTTAGATGCAATTCATAAGTATTTTAAAAAATAATTATAATGCGTATAGGGAGGGATACCGTGGTTAAGTTTTTGTTTTGGATATCTTTTGCCTTGATTTTAAACGGATGTTCCGGATTAGAATTATTTATCATGGATCAGAAAGCAATTGCTAGAGGTAACAGGAGTAATTACGTCAATAAATTACCTCACAATATACCAAAAGATTTTAACTGCAATGCATCAGTAATTATAATAAGAAGTTCTCCTCAGCTTTATAAAGCTTCCCCAATAATAAATAGAAATGTTTTTAGAGCAAACTATCATATAAACTGCTCACAACATTACCACAATAAAAGGAACAATTAATTCTAATTGGATCCTGTATAATTCCTAAAAGTTTTTTTTTAATATTTTTATTGAAATTATTTTTATTTTTTTTTAAAAAATATTTTTTTTATTATACACATTGTATAAAATAAATTTAGTCCAAAAACTCAAGTCGTCAGACCAAAACTTCAGACCAAATTTTCAGACCAAATTCCGTCTGACTCAGAAATCCACAGGTATCTATAAAAATATATCTTAAAAAATAATTTTAAATTAATCATGAATTTATTTTGATTTGATTGTTTTATTGATTATTCGCGCGTTTCTATATCTTAGAAAGGTTCAAACCGGTATTAATTAAATAAACTAACACTTATTTGTTTTTAATCAGCCGTATATATATACTTGTAATCGAATACCGGCAATAATGCCAAAATTACTAAGATTATTAGCATTTACTAAAATTAATAGCATTATGAGATACCCTATCAAAATACAAGATGTTTTAAAAAATGACATCATTTACAAGACTTTAACCAGTAAAAAAGAGTTTTTAAAAGAAAAATACTGTCGATTTGAACGCAAATATTTTGCCATTGATTATTACGCTATATCTGACGGAGCCTATTTTAAAAAAGATAAAATTGTATTTGTTGAGTATGATAAAGCCTATGAAAATAAAGGGATTTTAAAATGCGCTGAATATTCAGCATTACCGCTTAATAATTAATTAAAATAAACAATAAGATTATGAAAATTTCAAAAACAAATCAAGAAAGACTAACCTTTTTATACGATTGTGAAATTGAATCTATTAAGTATGAAGGTGTTGTTGGTTTATCATCAGATTATGACGATAATTTTTACGTAATTCAAGACGGTAAAATAATTGACTATCTGAATACCAATGATAAGATTTCGAATGTATGGAGTGAATACATGGAAAGTGAAGGACTATACAATTAACTATTAATTAACCTAAAAAAACAAGATTATGAAATTTTATAACCATTGCAATAATACCCTTTACAATGAAGCTTTTAAATTAATTGCGCAGACAGATTGGGCAGACGTTTACAAAGAGCAAACTTTAGATAATGTTTCGGATGAATTGGAATGCGGGCATATTATCAGAACGAATAGCGGAAGCTACACTGTCCCCTTTAAAATTAGTGACGTAAAAGGCATTATTTCTATTGTGGCTAATAGATATACAGAATATCCAATTGCATCATCTGTATTTAAAGCAGCGCAAAACGTCATAGATCATGCGAATAAAGTATATGATAAAACAGAAAAACTAGGTTAACTGACGAGCGGATTAATTCCCGAAACATGGCATTAAATGCCGTGTCTTAATCATAATTTTAAACATAAATAAACAAACAATGAATAATTTAAATAATAATACATTTAACACATTAGAGGAAACCGGCACGAATTACACGGTTAGTAAATTGCCATTATATGCAATGAATGAAAAAACCTTTGAATCTATGGAAACAAATTCATTTGGCATTTTTCGCAATGACTCCGGCGCATGGTTAGGCACAGTTGGTGACAGATACACCACTATTCAAAATGCAGATTTAGCGGAAATTATCGTAAAAATTCAAAGTGAATTTGGCGGTGAGATTAAAGGTGGTTCTTTTAAGGATGGCGCAAAAGTTTATTATCAAAACTCTTTGCCGGATCACGTAATTAATGAGCATAAGATTAAGAGATTTATAACGTGCTTGAATAGCCATGATGGCAGCGGTTCGGTTTGTTTTGGTGCATCGAATACGGTTGTTATTTGTGATAATCAATTCCATTATATGGCGCGTGAACTTGACTCATTCCGCCACACGTCCAACGCTGAAACCCGTTTAAAATTAGCCGTTGAAAACTTCAAAAAGCAATTAGAAAAAGAACAACAAATTGTGAATACATTCGATAAAATGAATGAGGTTCAACTAGATAAAAATATTGTTTCAATGGTTATTGAAAACATGTTTAACGTGAAACGTGATGCAGATATAAAGGATATTTCAACACGTAAACAAAATCAAATGGTTTCATTTGATAAGGTTTGTTCTAAAGAATTGAACGAAAAAGGCGCTACTCTTTGGGGTTTGTTTAACGCCGTTACATATTACACAAACCATATTCAAGTGAGTAATAGCAAGACAGATAGATTGTCTAATGTTATACAAGGAGCCGGCGCAAAACTTAACCGCCAAACCTATTCAATACTTGATAAGAATATGACAGATAATAAAAAGACATTTGTAGCAGTTTAACTGATGAACGCTAATGCGTGAAACGTGGCAGAATATCGCCACGTATTAAACATAATTTTAAACATAAATATAACACCATGAAAGATTTACTAATTACCCAAAACAAAGCAGAAACGATAATAAATATTATCACCTTTGCTATTGGTTCAGCGTTAATAATAACGCTTGTAGCTACATTAATTTACGGATCACTTAACGGCTTATTATCATGAAAGGATTGAAAAAACTACTAGGCGACAGTAACAGTAAATTAAAGAAGACATCAGAACATTTTGACGTCAAAATATACAACTTTAGTATACCGGCATTTAATGATAAATTAACCGGTAAGGTTACGTGTCCTTTTGCAATCAAAAAGATTGTTGACGGCGTTAAGATTGGCTGCGGTTGGTTCTGTTATGCTCAAAAAGGCGCCTATAATTGGATACAAAAGGCGCTTACAATTCGTTATGAAGCCACAAAAGAAAAAGGCTTTGTTGAACGTATTATAAATGAACTGAACGGTAAACGA